CTGTAACAGGCGAAGACGGGATTACGACGGTAACGGCATCAACGCCGACATCGGACAGGTACGGAGACGTCGTCTCCGCGCCGTGGCAGCTTGAGCGGTACATGGCGAATCCAGTTGTCGTCTGGGCTCACGATTACTCAACACCACCCGTAGGGCGCGCTCTTGAAGTTACGATGGAAGGCCCGAATCTCGTGGCGAAAATACAATGGGACGACAGCGATGCAAACCCGTTGGGCCAGACGGTCGCACATCAGTTTAGAAGCGGCTTCTTGAGCGCTGTATCTGTCGGCTTTCAGCCTGGGGAAGCAATACGACGAAACGCCCTGGACGAGTCTCACCCGCACTACGCCGAGCGTGGGAACGTATTTAGGGACAACGAACTGCTCGAAATCAGCGCAGTCCCTATTCCAGCGAACCCGGAAGCACTTGCCCGCCGAGCGATGACGGACTTCGAGAGCAAGCACATTCTGGGCGTAGAAGAGACAGAAGACGGCGTGCAGGTGCTTTACGCTCGGGGCGGAGAGATGACGGAAGAACAATCCGTTGAGACACCGCAAGAAAACGAGCTGGAGTCATACTCGGACGAAGATGAAGACGAAAAGAAGCGTTTGGAAGAGCGCGAAAGGCGGACCATTACACTGCACGAAGTGCGATGCGCCGAAATCCGCCGAGAGTTGATTCGTCTGCTTCGGGGTGACGAACAAGTTCAGGCAGCGATTGATGAGATCGCAGAGATGCGAGCAGAAGCGTCGTGTGGTATTTCAAACGCCGTCGCAGATATTTTCGGATTTACCGATTAACCACCGCTCTACGAAGGGGGTTTTCCCAATGAGCAACTTCGATTCGATGACCAAAGATCAGGCCGTCGCGAAGCTTAACGAAATCGTTGAGCGTCAAACGGAACTGAAAGAACGCGGAGACAGTCTCTCGCAGCAACTTGAGCAAAAGGCTGACGATCTGCGTCAGATCCAGCGCCGTTTGTCCGAGATTGAAAACCGAGCACAAACAGCAGACTCGACAGGCGATGCCGAAATGCGCGAGTATGTTGACGGCACAACCATCCGCTGGGCCGACGGTATTGACTCTCAAGGCGCTGTTCGTAAGGGCCTCCTTACCGATGCACCCGCTACCGATTGGCAGCGAGAGCTTCGCACCCTTGTTAGCCAGCGCAACCTTGCGAAGTCCTTCATTGCACGAGGCGGAACGCCGAAGCTTGACGCTCAACTTCGCGCCCACATGGGCAAGGCTCCCGCGCCGATCAAGCGTATCTTCGCAGATGGTGCAGGCATTGGTGCCGAGTTCATACCGGACATTCTGGTCCCTGACCTTTATACCGACCTGATGAGCGCTCGTCGCGTCGAAGCGCTGTTCCCAGCGTTGACCATGCCCGCAGCGACAACCTTGCTCCCGTTTGTCACGATGAACTCGACGCCGTACATCGGCAGCGCACCGGCCTCTGACGATCCTTCGAAGTTTACTGCTTCCAGCGACGTCACAGCACAGCGCACCTTGAACGCCAAGAGCTTCCGCGTCCGCATGCAGGCAGACGACGATGCTCTCGAGGACTCGGTGGTTATGGCGTTGCCGATGCTTCGGAACTCCGTCGTATCCGCGCTCGTGGATGGTGTTGAAGATGCCATCATCAACGGCGACACAGGTGGCGGAACTGACGATTTCTCCAACTGGAACCCGCGTGGGCGCTGGATGGCATCTGGTCTCGGCGGCTCCAACGACCATCGCAAGCACTGGATCGGCCTTCGCCACCGCGCTTTCGATACGTCTTGCACGGTCGACTCGTCCGGTGCGCAGACCTTCGCTGGCTTTATGGCGGCGCGGGCTTTGCTTGACGCTCCGCACGGCGTTGCTGGGGATTTGGTTTGCATTACGTCTGCCGAATATCTCATCACCAAGATGCTCCAGTTCAGCGAAGTCGTCACCGTGGATAAGTTCGGACCTCAAGCTTCGATCTTGACTGGTCAACTTGCAAACCTTGCAGGCATCCCAGTCGTCGTTTCGGATTTCATGACGGCCGATCTCAACGATAGCGGGTTGTATGACAACTCCACAACAAACAAGACCTCGCTTTTGATTGCGAACGTCTCTCGTTTCCTTGTGGGTCAATACCGCGCGGCATCGGTCGAGTTGGACCGCGAAATCTCCAACGGCGTTACCAACGTCGTGGCGACTCGTCGCGTAGCATTCGGCACGGTTGACAGCACAACCAAGAAGAACGTCGCGCTCTCGTACGATCTCGACAAATAGGCATAGGAGTTCGACATGCCCAGAATCAAGTTTGAAGGTTTCCCACACACAGACACCTACGCTCGCGTGGGGGTTGGCGAAGCCTGGTCCAAAGGAGAGGAACGGAGCGTGTCGGACTCGGATGCGGAATACCTGCTGCGCAAGTTCCCCAATGCGTTTTCGGGGAACTTGCCAGCACCCGCCCAATCCGCCGCGATTGCCAGCCTTTCCGATCGAGGAGAAGACGATCTTCTCGACGGTTCGGTTGCTCAAATCAAGGCGGGCCTTGCGTCTGGAGAATACGACGGGCAGCTTACCGAGTTGCTTGAACGCGAAGAAGGCGGAAAAACGAGACAGGGCGCTATCCGCGCCTTGAAGGCTCGGATGGATGCCATTGCATAGCAGGAGCGGTCGTGGCGCTGATTACAGCAGCAGAAGCCAGGTCTTACATACGAGGCCTTTCGGGTACAAGCGAAGACACGTTGCTCGGCACTTTGATCGACAGAACCGGCGCGCTGTTCGCTCGCTACTGTGCTTTTCCAGCGGCCACAGATGGCGGCGTTCCAACGATAGAGCAGGCTACCTATACACGGTACCTAAACAGCCCCGGCGGGAACACTCTTCAGTTGGACGTGCGACCGGTTCTGTCGGTCTCTTCGTTACATGACAGCATCGACCGAACGTATGCTTCCGCAGATCTTGTAGCTGCAAGCGATTACGACCTGTACGGCGAAGACGGAATCGTCGTACTCAAAACAACCGCCGACTATAGCCAGTTCTCGACAGCATATCGCGCGATAAAGGTCGTCTACAGCGCTGGATACGCGACAGTCCCGGAGGACATCAAGCACGCCGCATGCCTGCAGGTCAAATGGTTCTACGAGGGTCGTGACATCGTAGGGCTGCGGAACATTTCACAAACAGGAGGAAACGCCACCGTCGTAGATGGCGCGCTGTCCCTTCTGACCGAAGTTAAAGAAGCGCTCCGTCCGTATCGGTTACCGTCCGCCTGGATCGGATAATGGGCAGCGCAATAACGATAGAACAGTTCAGCGCTCGAATGGCGCTGCTGTCGTCTGGCGCGCTCTACAGCGCCATACTCCGCGAAGCGGACTTGATAGGTAGATTTGGGCGCTCTCAAATGATTGCAAATGCGACCAAAAAGCCGAAGGTCCGAAGCGGGAGATTGCGCGCCTCGTCCGCCTACGTCGTGAAAAGCATGCCCGCCAAGATAACCATTGGCCTGCATGCTGGCGGAATGACCGGCGGAACGAGTGTTAAATACGCGAAGGTCCAAGACGTGGGAACGGCTGGCATCGGTGGGCCGATTACCCCAAAGCGCGGGAAATACCTGGCAATCCCACTCGACCCAGCGCGACAGGCCACCGGAACAGCACGTGCCCCAAGCCCTCGGGACTATCCGAATCTACGGTTTGGACCGCGTTCAAGACGTGGGAACCCGTTGTTGGTAGACGAAGCCTCGGGCGAGCCGTATTTTGTTCTTGTGCGAAGCGTTACCATACCGCCTACCTATTACATGCGGAACGCTTTCTATTCCATGCGAGATCGGGCGACAGTACGTCTGAGCTCGGTCCTACGCGATGAGGTAGGGTGACACATGGGCAGCAAAGAAAGACAGATCCTCGGCGCGATTAAGAGCCAGATAGAAGCAGTTAACGGGACGGGTACATACACCTTCGATCTTTCGGGTTCGGACCAGGTGCTGCTCGGCGCGACGATGATACCTGACAGGCTCCCATCGGCATACATCTACGCCCTTTCGTTGTCTTCGCAGATTACGCCGGGTCGAACGGTGCTGCGCAACTACGACCGCACGTTTCAAGTACAGATAGAAGCATGGGTCAACGCAACATCCGACGCAGTTGGAGAGCAAATGCTTCGCGCTCTTGACATGCAAGACGATATTTTAAAAGCGATTGAATCCGATCGGTCTCTCGGCGGCGAAGTGG